AGAGGGGACATGGCAAACAGGATATGATGTGTTTAGGTGGTGGTTGGAGGAGGACTTCAACCAATACGAAATCGGAGAGGAATTTTATCAAAATGAGGAGTGATAACAAATGTCAAAAAAGAAAATTAAAATCGGTGCTATAAGATATTATAAATGTACAGAAGTGTGACAACCATACTTGTTATTGGTAAACTACAAACGGATTAAAATGGTTAGGACGACAACTTAATATAGTTATAAAAGAAGATGGAAAGGAGAATTAAAATGATTTGTAACTGCAAAAAATGCGTATTCCATAAAGGAGAAACAGAGTGCCTATTACCGAAAAGCGAAAATTTTCAAGTTACGATGAATGACAGAGTAATATCGTGTCTTAATAATATTAAAGACGAAAACGACTTGTCGGCAGAAGGTAAAAAAAAATTGAAAAGTGTCCGGAGTATGTATCGGACAAGAAAGGTTGAATAGAGTGTGAAAGATAAAGTAGCGAAGAAGCGTAAGAAAATGCGGCAGAGATTGAAGCAGGAAGAACGATGCAAGGAAGAATCAGCATTGGTTGAAAATTTCAAAAAAGTAGCTGAAAAGCATGGTGTCAAGAAATTTAATACTAAAAAGGCACTACAAGCCTATAAAGTTGTCGAAGTTGAGGCAACCAAAGAGGCGATTGTTAATTCTGTTGTGTTCGTTGTGTGGTATTTACATACAAAGTACGGTTGGAATCAAAAACGATTGGTGCGGTACATAACATATGCGCATAATTATTTACAACACATCGGCAACGAAACACGAACAGTAATACAACTTACTGATGAAATTAAGTCTGAATGTGATTTTGATTATCAGTCATTAATGGCAGATTTTAAACCGTTGACCTTGAAAACAGATACCGTTGACGAAGATGGTATGAAGATGATTATAT